ATTAGTACAAACGATTTTAAATTTGAAAAGTTTGGTTGGGAAGTACATGAGTACCAGAAGCCCGTTGTTGTGGATGGTGTATATTATTGCCACAATTACCCTACTGGTGTCATGGGTAAGCCTATCAGTGGCGACAATGTTGCTCGTTCTCTCCTCTTAAAAAATAAAGTATCTTCTACTGTAGGTCATATACACACATTTGATTATGCTATGTGTGCTTTACCATCTGGTAGAAAACTTATGGGATTATCTGCAGGATGTTATTTGCATCACAAAGAAAACTATGCTAAAGCTACACAGCAAATGTGGTGGAGTGGACTTGTAGTTAAACGTAATGTAGATAAAGGTGAGTATGATCTTGAAATGATTGAGTACAACACAGTAAGGAGAAAGTATGGTAAAAGATAAAAGAGTATATCTAAAAAAAATAGATCATGATAATGATTTATCTTATGAGAATGAAGTAAAGTTTGATAGTGTAAATTCACCTGCACATTATATGCATGGTAAAAAAGAAACTATAGATGTCATTAGGGATTGTATGGAAGGTGATGAGTATCATGGATATCTTAAAGGAAATGTTTTAAAATATGTCTCAAGATATAAATTTAAAGGTGAGCCATTACAAGACTTAGAAAAAGCACAATGGTATTTAAACAGACTAGTAAAGGAGGTCAAACATGGGAAGAGTTAAACAAGCACTACTTGAAGTAGAAGACTTTGTAGCAGGTTGTCTAGGAGAAGGTAGAACACTAAACCAAACAATAAGAGATGCAGAAGAAGCATTTAAAACAATGGATAATACATACTTACTTGATGCAGATTTTATTGAGGATAAATATTATCAATTTAAGGGGCAACAATGAGAGAGGCATTTTTAGATGCATTGCATGATAAATATACAGCACAAATATCTGATGCTAAAGCTAAAGCTATTGTGTATTTAGATAACCCTGTTGCAATTGGTGAGCACCCACAGTTTACAGAAGAGTTAGATAAATTAGTAAACATTATCTCTGCTGCAGAAGAAAATATAAAAACAATAGAAAAACAATTTGGAGAAAATAATGACTAAAGAGAAAGGACAAAGCAATACAGGATCTAGAACATATCTTATAGATTCAATACAATTACAAGATATAATGAGGTATCTAATGAGCAGACCATATGCAGAAGTTGTAAAACTTATGAATATGTTAGGTACATTAAATCAATTAGATCCTAACATTGGTGCAGACTTTGTTAAGAAACAAACAGAGGCAGCCAATGCAAAAAAATAATTTAAATAAAAATACAGGTCTATTATTTGAATTAAAAATTGGATTAAATAAAGACAATGCTGTTGTAATTGATTATGGAGGAAAGCCAGTAGGTAAAATAAGAGAAGCTTTGAAAGAATATAAGTATCAAGCTAATCTATGTGCTGCAATTATTAATCATGCAAACTCTGTTAGTAAAAAATTAGAAGATGATATTAAACAAATGATACAAAAGATTTAAAGTTTTGGTATAAGTGTCGCCAAAAAAAAAGGCTCCCTAAAGGAGCCCTTATGTTGCCTGCTGGGGGAAGTTAACGCTTCCCCTTTTTTATTTATTCTTTAATAAATTATCTGTTTGTTCTTTAACAAATTCTTCTTGTATTTCTTTTTCAGTAGTTCTATATTTTTCACCTAGATCAAGAACCATGTTTTTTTGTTTTACATTTTTTTTTCCACCTCTCCAATCAGCCTCATTAATTATATCCCCTTCAAAAAATCCTTTCTTTGCAGGAACAAATCCTCTTTTTTCAAGTGCTTTTGCGGCAGCTTCTGAAGTTAAATCTTCAGCTACAATATATCTTACATCTTCAGACTCAGCTATTTTTTCTATTTGGTCTAATATATTAGAAGTAGCATCTTTATTTAAACCACCAATTGTTTCTATATAAACTGCTGGTTCAGTTCTAACATATTTATTTCCTTTTTTTCTTCTAGGATAATAATTTAATTTTCCTTTTGGGTATCTTTCAATTTCAGCTGTAGCTAAAGGAAATCCTATATCATCTTGTACCATCAGCGTATCTCTAGGCATACCCCCTTCACCTCTATATGTATAAATATCATATACAGAATTAGCAATATAAAAAAGAGCATCTGATTCAACTTCTTGTTCTTTTTCATTTAATTTAGATGGGTAGTTTTCGTTTAAATATTCTTCTAACTGAATATATATTTTTCTTTTATGGGACTGTGGCATCTTAAGACTTTTAGCAATATCCTCTGGAGTACCTGCATATTTAGCTATAGCCTCTTTTAAATTTTCATTAAGACTAGTAGTCTCTGTAATCTCACCCTTGTATTCTTTTGGTTTTGTTTTTAATACTGTAGGTTCTTCTTCAATAGAACTAGGTGGATTGTTGTCCCCTATACCTCTTACTATATCTTCTGTCTGTGTATTTACATCATCAGTTTTAAATAGTTTTTCTTTTGTTAGTACATCATAAAAATCTTCAGAATTTAAATTAATAGAAAATGCTTCTTCTCCAGACAAAAATACTCCATTTTTTAATCTTTCTGTTATAATTCTTTTTGGTACAAATCCAATGTACTCTTGTGCCCATTCTTCATTATATAAGTAACTTCTTTTTGTAGCAGTATATAATTTATTTTCTACATCATTTTCTTTATGTTTTCCAAAGCCTTCTATACGTACAGGTATTTTATCATATCCAGCATTTTTAAATGCTTGTGCTCTATGCCTTCCTTCATGTCCTCTTACATTATAATCTTCACCTGTTCTACCTACAAATAAAATTGGTATTTCACCTATCTCTTTACCTTGTCTTATTTTGTTTTCTAAATATTCTATCTTTGTGTTAGACCAATCACTATCTGGATTCATCTCTGTAGTTAAATTTAAATATTCATCTGGGCTTATATATATTAGCTGTACATTATCTGCATCATTACCATATTTTCTAGCTAAAGATACAGCACCAAAATGTTTATCAGCTTCTACTATTTTTTTTGTATTAGCAGGATCATACTTAGGATATTCTTTATTAGCTTTAGCAAATCTTTCTTCACTATATACCTCTTCGTACTCTGCTAAACCTTCTTTTAATTCAGCATCTTTATTATAGTATATTTGTGGTCCTTCTGGTTCTGGTATAGGTGTACTTAAAGTTGTATCTATTTTTTCTGGCTCAGGTGTAATAAGAGTGGTATCTTGTTTTTCAGCTTCAGGTGTAGATAATATTGTAGGTTCCTGTGGATCTGATGGAGTAGTAAAAGGTTCTGGTGGTGGAAGAGGTTCTTTTTTCTCTCCACCAATAACTAATCCTGATGGTGTATCGGTTACACTTTTATGAGTTCTATCAGGCACTGCCATTACGGCATCCATTTGTTCTGATCTAGTTGCAGTTGGCATACTACCTTTAGGTACAAAAGATTCTTCATCTCCACCAGTATCTATATGATTAAGATATTCAGTTATATACTCTTCAGTTTTAGAGTATGCTCTAGCACCAATAGATGTACCTAATACAGCTTCAAAAGCCTTTTGACCATATTGTTTTACAAATTTATCAGCACCAGTTTTTACTAATGTATCTGCTAGTTTAGGAATTGCAACTCTACCTATAGTTGTTGCTACAAATGTCTGTGGTGTTGCCATTTATTTTTTAGCTATTGTATTTTTATTTATACCTTTCTTTATCATGTAGTTTTGAGTACCATTAGCACCTGTCTCTACTTCTTTTTTTAAATTTATAAATAACTCTTTTTGTTTTTTATCTTTACTTTGTTTAAGTGCATATGCATTAATAAGTTTAGTATCTCTCATTAGCAGTTCCATGCTCTTAAAGCTTTATTGATTCTGCTTTGTGGATCATTAGCAGTTTTCTTAGAAGTAAGTTTCTTTTTCATACCTCTCATACGTGCACAAAAACTAGCTCTACGTTTATTACCAACTTCTTTACTAGGTGCTTGTAAATTACCACCTGTTTCTTTGTTGTAACTATCACGACCTTTTTGATTTAATCCACCTTTAGGATTCTTACCTTCTTTTCTAGTCCATGCTTTTGTTTTAACTGCTCCTGCCATTATGCAAAACTCCTATATTTTTTTACCTTACTTGCTATAGTCTTAGGCTGTTTAACAAATTGTTTACCTGCCGCTTTACCTTTTCTTTTAGCTGCAGTTGTAGCAGCATACTCAGAAGATGATAAAGATTTTATAGCCTTACTTGGTAAGTATCTTTCGCCTGTCTTACTTGATGGCTTACCAGATTTTGTTCTCCACTTCTGATCTCCCCAAGCCTTAAGCGATCTTTGACTTTTTGCTAATGCCATTTTTTTTCTTTCCTTTATTAATCTTTGCTAATATTTTAAAATCTTGTTTATCTAATTTATTATTTTTATTAAAATCTAATTTTCTTTGTTTACCTACAATTTTAACCATGTTTATATTCCCCTATATTATGATTTATATCCACCGCCTGCTTTCTTATAAGCTTTAGCTAATGCTTGTGCTTTTCTAGCTGACCATTTACCTGCTGCTGTACCATGTGTATTTGCAGCTTTAATCCTATTAAAAATTTGTTTTCTTTTAGTAGGTTGTGTATAGTTTCCTGCTTTATTTACTGTCATTATCTTTTATCTCCTTAAAATGATAGTCATAACTACCTTCTTCATGTTCGTCAGTTATCCATTTAGAACTAGTTTCAACTGACCATCTTGTACTATTAACTAGTCTATTTATAAGGGGTTTTTCGTTGGGATCAGAGCCTGTTGATGCATCAAAGACTCTTAGTCTATTGTTGGGTTGTATTGCATAATTACCGTCATCTAATTCTAATACATGACCACATTTATGTTGATCTGGATGTTGTGAATAACCAAAATCTAATTCATTAAAATCTCCTGCTGACCAGTCTATTGTAAATAAGTAAGTACCTTTTCTTAAAACTTTACGTCTTGATATGTACTGCATTTTATTTCCAGCTATTTCATAAAACGTAGTAACACTTACATTATAACTAAAACTATCCCACATAACTAATTCATTAAGTGGTAATTCTTTTACATTTGGATTTTTACAAAATGCTGATATAGGTGCCCTCCACCATAGTCCACCATCTTCCATCATAAAATGAAACAAAGGAACTTGATTTGGTATAGAACTAAAACCAAATATTGCACACCCAAAATATTTATCGTGTGAATCTTTTTGATCTCTTAAGTAGTTACCTCTAACATAACATTCTATTATAGGTATATTTGCATTTAAGTAAGCCATTCAGTATAATCCTTTCCGTTATATAATAATGATTGTTTTCTATTTTCTTCTTTACTATATGAGCAATGCACCCATCCGCTTGAGGGGTCATCTGGATTATAAAATTCTAGTATAAGTTGATCAAACACTAGATTATTTTTAATGTACTTTGCTAATTCTCTATTGTCGACTCCAAAACATTCGAAGTCTGCCGCTTCTCCACGTGCATGCTGTGATGTAGTTTTGCTACCTATTGCTTCACATAATGCTTCACTACGATAGCCACTAGATATTGAAATTGGTTTACCAAAATGTCTACGTGTAGGTTCTAATATTTGTACTGCTAATTCAGTTAAATTTTCTATATGTTCCAACGTAGGTTCATTATCAATTCCCTTACGTAATGCTGTTTGAGATTGTGTTAATTCTCTTAAGCTAAAATGACCACTAAGTTTCATTAATTAGTTGCCAATGGATTAGATGACTTAACTTTAATTTCTTCTATTTGTACTTTAAGTAATTCTATTTCTTTTTTATTAATTTGAATATTCATATGTCCATGTTTAACACTTAAAGCTTCTACCTTTTCTTCTAATACAGCTATCTGTGCAGAGTAATCAGTTGTAGATCTGCTTTCTAATACATTTATTTTTTCTGTAAGTTTACCATAAGTTGCAAACCCACCACCTATTGCAACTACTGCTGCAATCAATGCTGCTATTCCTGCTAATTGATCTTTTAATTTACCCATTTTTTAATACCTCTAATTCAATTAATAATTGTTGTTTCTTATCATCTAATAATTGTAATTCTTTTTGTTTAATACCTATAATATCTTTGTCAGTATATTTAGCTAATGTTATATCAGAATATATTTTTCTATCATCTTGTATATCTAATTGATTTAGATATATAACTTTAGGTTTATAAAACTCTACATTCTCATATACAGCTAATGATAACTGCTCTCCAATCATAACATCCATTTTAATAAGATTTTTAAGTTGTAAATTCTTTGAGGAATTTTTTATTTCTTTGTCAATTTTTGTCATAACTTTCTCCAGTTTTGCATTGATAGTTTTTTTCGATTGTACTTTTTTTTGTTTAATATTTTTCTTTGATGAAACAACGGATGTTGTAGTATTCTTGCTAGTAGATTTTTTTTCTTCTGTTTTAACTTCTGATTTTTTTTCAACTTGTGTTTCTTCTTTTACATTAGATACAGTTTCTGTGCTTTCTTCTTGTATAATTTTTTCTATAATTTCTGTAGCTTCTTCAATAAGTTCTGGTTCTTCTTCTGGCATAGATGCCACCATAGGAGGAGGTTGAAAAGACTCTTTAACTTCTTGTATAATTTCTGTAGTAATTTTTTCTGCCATAATTTCTAATTCTTTAGGCAT